AAACAATACCACGATTAACCAATCCTTCTACGAGTCTTTCGATGTCACCGACTGCCATGTTAATCAACTCCTTCTTTTTCTTCTGCTTCTAAAGCATAGGATATAATATCAATAGGTGGATTAATAGCTGTAAACGAATTGTAAACCTCAGTTGTAAACCCATATTGAATCCATCCGCTACGCATACGTGTATTGATTGAGTGAAGTAGAGCCGTACTCATATCAATATCAAATTCATTTACTGCAATACTAGACTTCTTCTGGAAGGATCTCACAGTAACAATTTGACTACTATCACTTTTATTATGGTTGATATATAAGTGAGTAGTCAATGTCTCTGCTGGAACCTTCGCTAATGAGTATTGTTTAGTAGTCCATTTAGCGTGAATCCAACCAATATAAAACTTATCGTCCGTAATTGGGTTAGTTGTCCAGTTCGTGTCTACTGTTAATGTCGTAGAAGTGTTGCTACTGATCCTACGATATTCACCGTTTTCATTATTAACAAATACCCAAATACCTGTTAATCCACTTCCAGTAGTGTTAAAAGAACAAGTAGAACATACTAATGTATTGTTTGTGCTACTTGTGGGATTTCCAGTATTTGTTCCAGATACTTGTGCATTGTTTTCATATCCAGTCCAATTAGCATAGAAGAAGCCCAAATCATCGAGGATTATACCCGAACCAGCACTATTGTTAGACTTAGTGTAAATACTAGCCTTCATCTTTGTAGCTGGTAAATAACTCCATTGACCATTAGTGTTATCGTACATTAAACACTCTTGACCAACATACAAGAAGTAGCGATTAAAGTCCCTATCGTAATAAGCGTGTGAAGCGGGGTAATCTGCTGGGTTTAGATCAATCACAGAATCAGTTCCACGAATCACTTCGTCTAAATAAGGTGCAGAGAGCTTTGTAAGTTTAGAGTTTTTATTATCAATAATAGCTCCACTCAAACTATCAATAGGCTGTTGTCCTACTGCTAATTTATAAATCCCTTCAGTTCCTGCACTAAAGATTATGTCACCATTAGTATCAGTTTCGATTGTATCATCAGATATTGCTCCAATACCTTGAACAATTGGTGTAAGGCGAAAAGAGGTTACACCAAATCCTGTGACTTGATAAATACTATTCTTAGTGAAAATAAGTAAACTATCTGAAGCCTTCACCATACCAGTAATCTGACCAGTAATTTGAAGCTCATCACTATCTAGCCAGTATGTATCTGCATTAGCAATAATGCTCACAGGAAGTCTAGTAAACTTAATTGTATCGTCCTGAGCTACAAATATAGTTCCTTTGTACTCTTCTATATAACGATAAGCTGGTACAGCAATCATGTCAATCGTTGTATCTAATGGTGAAGCCAAAGACACATCTGACTTACCTTCATTAGTAGAAACAGAAGGATCATAAATACCAACTAGGTAATATTCACCACCACTTGCTACTGTACGATAAAGTTTAACTTTATTAAATGGGCTATTTACAGTTCCCCAAGCAACGCTACTATTATTATAAGCGTTAGTGTATTGAATATCTGCTGAAGCATATCCTGAGCCAACTGTAGAAGCACAAGTTGTATCACTAGAACTCCATGTAGGAAAAGGATCAGACTTCGTATAAACAACATAATCTTTCCCATAATAGGAACTACTGCAACTAGCGGCTCCTGCCTCTGATTCAATTCCTGTAATTGAGTTATATTGGGTGGCCTTGTAGCAATAAGTTGTTGTAGTTGCACAAGACTTTGTTACGTTAAGTAAGCTACTACACCAATTAGTTTGGTCATTTGCAACTGAATAAGTATATCCTTTAGTACAGCCACCTGAACCACTTGAACCTCTCCAATAACCATCAGTAGATCCAAACGTAGGAAATACAATAGCATCATTACCAGTTGTTAGATTACCTTGAGGAGTGTAAGTAGCACTTACTGAAGTTAAATTAATAGAAGCTGTTGGAGCCACTAACAATGTAGCTGATCCAGTTCCAGTCCATTTATAAATACCATTAGCAGTAGTCATATAAAGACTAGTACCAATTTGCACAGCATCAAATCCAGTTGGAACAACTGTTGCAATTACAGTTCGATTAGTACCGTCCATATCATAGCTTACAATGTTTGCTGATTCTGCAACAATTAATTTAGTTACAACTCCACTAGTGTTTGTATAAAAAGTGAATCCATTAACTGTTGTATCAGAATGAGCAGTTGTATTAAGACGATCTCTGCCCTTAACATTCTCAATATTACCATAATTAATATACACATTCTGGAATATAGAATGAGCACCGTCTTGAATACGATCTGCTTGTGGCTTACGTTGCAATCCTTTAAGCTCATCAATTACAACGGTTTGAGCAAAAGCAGGATTAACAATAAGAGCTAGACAAAGTAGACTAATAATAAACTTTTTCATAGGTAATAGTTAATCCAGAGGATTAAATGTTTTTCTCACTTTCGTTTCTCGTTCTGAACGCCAACGAACATTTGTTAAAATCTTATAGCTGGATCTTAATTGTTTCATCGACCTTTCAAAATCGGCTCTAGCTTGTTGTATACGAATAGGATTTTTACCTTCAAGATCACTAAGAGCAAGCCAAGTAGCTCCGTGAATAAGAGGCATATGATTTGGAATAAGAGATATGTCACTCCCACCAACAAGGCGATTGGGATTAACAAGTCCTTCAATTTCTGTATAATATGTATCATTAGGGCTACTCCTTAATGTGATTAATTGTGTACCTGCTGGATTAATTTTATATCCTTTAGCAACACCTGTAGCTCCTTCATAAGCTTCACGAAGGATAATATGCGTTGCATCTGTAACGGTCTTGATTGTGTACATCTTAGCAAATTCATTTACTCTAAAGGACATTCCTTCCATCTCTTCAGTCCAACCTGTACCACTTCCTACAATGTTTGCAGAACCCTCAGTAGCATTAACTGTACCAACATTCCACCAATCCTCGTCAGTACGGTCAGCTAAAGCGGCTTCTACTGGTTCACCAACACTATCAATTGTAATCTGTATTCTACCTTTATGCTTAATATCCAGAGGTTTGCCATGAATAGCTATATTCACAATAGAGCTTAAGGCATGGGGCATATCAATCTCTGGGAAGATAATGCTATAAGATGAACCTGAAATTGATGTATTGTCATAAGGTGCTTTAAGCTTTAAGCTAGTCCCTGAAGCATATTCGTCAATCTTATAAAATTTATTATTAATTAGCAAATAACCGTTACGTACTGTAGAAGGCCAAGCAGTTCCTGAACCTGTAACTGTTCTGCTACCTTTTGTGAGGGAAACTGTACCTGTAGTGAAAGGTGCTTTAGTTGTACGATAAAAGGTACGCTTTCTCCAATCCCAATCAGAGTCATAGAAGATAACATCTTGTACTTCATTAATACGAAGTTTGACACTCTCTAGCACACGTGTTTCTACAGTAGGAGCATCTAAGCCTAAACCCCTAATAACTTCGTTAATAATCTCATTAAACGTAACAATCATGTTAATTCCCCTTTTTGCTTTCTAGCATGAGTAGTACACGATCAAGTTTGCTATCTATGTTCTTATCCATATTAGCAACCTTCTCTTCAAGTTGTACACCTTTGTCCATTGGAAAATAGGCTACATTGGCAAACGCCACCATACCACCAAGGATTATACCCAAAATTGATAGAAACACTAAAATACGTTGTAGCATAACTTTCTCCTCTTATTGACAAAGCCCATGTTCGTTTATAGCTGGAAAATTAAAACTCTCTCCACTACAATTTACACAAGTCCATGTGTTGTTAATAGAAACTTTATCTGGCCCGAAATGACGTTGTATACTCCAGATCTTACCTTCTTCAGATTTAATTACAGAAGTGATATATCCTTTACCAGAGAAATTAGAATAGGCACATGAGTAATGTACTAATCCATCAATCCATCTAGGGCTAGTTGACTCATAGTTATTAGTCTGATAGAAGTGTAGCTCTTGGTCTGTGTTATCAAGATACATTAATTTTAAAGCAGTTTGACGTTCATCCTCTGATGGATGAGCTAGAACACTTGTACACACAAGCAATAAACTTGTGAGCATTATTAATATTTTACTCATGTATCACCGTTGATATTACTTTTCTACGGGCAGAACATGCTAAATATTCGTTAGAAGGAGGAGTAAAATTTGTTGTCCAAATAGCCGCTCCTTTAGTAATACGAAACTCATCCATCCACCCATTGAATGGATAAAGATGTGATGCACTATTATCTGCACCAATCGTTAAAGATTGTGTAGAGTCGAATAAACTATCTACTGCAATGTTATAAGTTGAGCCTTGTTGAACACCATCAACAAAACAATACAAATTCGTGCCACTTCTTACAAACGCTATATGATACCAGTTAGAAATTGACGGAGCAGAAATAGAAAATACTCCAAATTTATTGGTAGATCCGTCAGTCGTATAAAAAAATTCGTAAGTATAATTACCCGCTGTGTTATGAATGACAGTAATGAAACTATCTTGATCGCCTCCAGAAGCCCATTGTCCTATTTGTGACATGTAGTTACCTGCTGTTGGAAGTAGATTGTAATTAACCCAAAAATCTATTGTGAAATTATTACCTCCAAATGACCAATCGTTACTATCAGCAGATATTAAATAGTCCCCATTGCCATCGAATAATACGGAAGCTGTTCCAAATTTGTATTGAGCTGTATCCAATTGTGCGCTACCATTGGTTGTTACTGTCTTGTTACTTATAGACGAATCAGTTATTGTAGTTGAGCCGTCTGTACCATTAGCATGTATCATGAGACTACAGTCACTATTAAAACAAGTGGCTGTAGAAATAGCATAGCTAATTGGAATATTTATTAATAGAATACTAATAAACAGTAATAATTTTTTAAACATTATTGCCTCTCACTTTTAAACACAAAGCAAATTTCATAGTCATCCGTTAATGGAGAAGGGGTGTTAGTTACATCAATTCTAATTCCCTCACCTGATACAATACCACCGCCTGAAGTGACTGCTTGAAACGTAGCATTAGTTCCACCAGTTGAGCATGTCGGAGCAGTATGAGTCATAGCATTACCACTACTATCTTCAAATGCAATCGTAGCAACTGTAGTTCCAGTACCTTCATATCTACAACCAACTTCTGACACAACAATGTTGTCTTTAGGCATGTAGATCAAAAGATTATCATCAGCACTTGTAACGTCTGTAAGCATAACACAGGCTGTATGCTCTTCGTCAATTACGCGAAGCTGACCATTAGTGTAATACAATAACTGACCATGTGTACTATCTGTAGCAATCTCACCTTCAGCATCAACTGTAGGATTAGCACCATTAACAATTGTACTACTATCCTGCATATTCACAGTTAAAGCATTAGGCACTTCGCTATCACTATCTGGTTGATCATCATCTGGTGTGCAATCTTCTGCAACTCCAGTAGCACTAACACCACCAGCCCAAGATCCAGCAGAGCAATTAGCTCCGTTAGCCGCTAAAGCATCAGCGGCATCTGCTTTTGGATAGTCCTGAGCAAAATCAAATAACACATTGTTTGCTGTAGGCTCAGTCACAATGTTATTGGTATCTCCAGATGTTGACAGTTTGGACACATCTAAAGATTCATTACTACTGTCATTTCCTAAATCAAGATAAAGAGGAGATCCACCACCACCACTATTATCTGTACCACAAGTTAAATTACCACTAGCATCACTATCAATAGTATCGCAACTAATAAGATCTGTAAAACGATAAGTACCTTTAGTAACATTTGAAGTTGTACTAAACACAAGATCATCTCCTGCACCAGTTCCACCGATTAATGTCTGCCCACCACTTCTACCTGCTAACAATCCATATTGAGTGTGATCGTCATCAGCTAATCCTGTAAGTAATCCGTGGTCACTAACACCGCCACCTGATAATGTACAGGTAGTTTTAAGAGTGTCGTCCGCACAAGTAATCCCGCCACCAACAAAATTTAAAATACGACGAGGTGTAACATCAACGCCTTCTTCTTGAACTTTTGCATAGAAAGCAACTTCGTCTAATCCACCAAAAGCATGACGTGAGGCATGTGTATCAAACTCAGTTTGTGTAGCAACATCAAAACACCCTTCACTAGCTCCAGAAGCATCAACACCTAAAGGCGATAATCCACTAGAACAATTAGAGCCATTTGATTGTAAGCTCACAGAAGCGTGAGAGAGAGGCCATTTATTAGAGAGGTTAATAGATAGCTTATCTGCACTTGGTTCTGTGAACACATTATATGTGTCTCCAGTTGTTGCAATCTCAGCCATAGCTGTAGATTCATTAGCGTTGTCATCATCAAGATCAAGAACCATGCCTGAACCAGATGCTACAGCGTTAAGCTGTAATGACTCATTACTTCCGTCATTATTCTCAACACAAGTAAGATTTGATCCACAAACAAGTTTACCATTTAGATAACCTGCTGTAGAATCATTTGTGCTGATCTTTACTTTCTTTTCAATTTCAGCAAACACATTATTAGGTGTGATTACTGATAAGGCGATAAACGCCAATATTGCTAATCCAATCTTTTTCATTTTAGAGTCCTCTCTTATTTACTCTGTAACCCTTACGTTCTACAATATCAAATGTAGCAAGCCAACCTCTGGCAAGAGCTTTATACTCATGTTCATCTTGGTTGACTGTCTCTTTTGACGTTTGCTCACCTTTTGCATTACAATACTGCAACTTCTTGTCTTTGGAGAAATTATACTCCATTAACGAATACTTAGGAACCGTACTCATTCTGCTAACACCACAAATAAAACCATTCTCACCTTTTGACATATCAAATAATCCACGATGAGTGGCGTTCGTACAAACTTTAATATCACGATTATAACGAGTGATTCTATTAATCATCTCGTCAGTAGACATACTGCATTGAAAGAATCCTAATCGATATGCTTCATCCAGATCAGTTGCTAAGAAAACTTTATGTTTACCGTCACGATATATTCTATTCATTTTATTCCTTGTATTGAATCCAGATTAGTAATTTGCGTCCATTTGAATCCACAGCGTCTACTTTAATCCTAGCCGACAACGGATATAACAAATTAACAATGTCATCTTGAGGAAACTTAATTTCCATTGTATCATTATGATCCAACAGTACACCTTCTTCTCCGAAAGTGGAGACAACTGCTCCGTTATATAAAAACTCTAGTAGTCCTGTATCACCTGCTACAATGTTTTGAGGAATAAGCTTAATATTGTAAATTAAAACAGTTCGATTAGGAACCCAATCTACATAACCAGTATTTGAGCCTTCTGGAATCGTAAGGAGCATTGTTTTAACATTATGTTTTTTAGCCATTATTCCACCGTATATTCCATCTGAATTTCAAATATTCCTGCCGTTGTATTTGTAGCACACTTAATTGTAATCCCTTCACCTTCTCTTAAAGTGATAGGTTTTTGCTCACCATTACTAGTGTATGCGGGAATAACATTATCTATAATCGCTTGCATACCTTCCATATCTAACGTACCACTACCCCAATCATCAGCTGATTTGTGCCAAGATGCAAATATTGTTGCACTCTCACCACTTACTGTAGCACCAACTCGATTAGTAATCTGAGAAGGAAGTGTGTCTAACGTATCAGCCTTTTCAGGTGTGATTGTCGTACCACCTGTATGACTTGTAATACGTCTTAGTTCTAATTCAACAACTGTACCTGTAACTGCTGATGTAGTGATATTAATTAATCGTATCTTACGAATACAAACTTTCTTACCACTACCTGACTCATTTACAATGGAAGCCATTGACTTGTTGTTACCAACTACAACGTCTCCACTATAGAAAAAGAAATTAGGAAGCTGTGTGTCATGTCCTACATAGCTTCTGGAAATATCAGCCATTATTTAGCTTCCTTCAATAATTTTACAATCTCGCCAAGTTGCTTGTTAATTGACTCAAGCAATTTAAGCTCAATAATCTTAGCGTTGCCAAAATGAATCTGTACATCACTAGGTTTCACCTCTGCTTGTACCGTTTTCTTTTGACCATTTCTTTGAATATCGCTCATTTTATTCTCCTTTATGAGTTGGGATAGGCAGGATACCCGCTACGCAGTTACCCTGCCAGTTCCCTAGTTTTTATTAAACTTCTTCTCCAATAATCGTGCTATAAACGTCCATAGCTTGACTATCATCGTTCCTACGAATTACCCGAACCGTACCAGTTGAGGTATCAGGAACACTAATCGGCACTTCAAGTGTAATCACTTCTGTAGGTTTAGCACCAGAAGTAAACCACACACCATAAGTTACCAAACTAGCAAGAGGCCCAGCCTGAAGTGTAATTTTCATTGCACCTGAAGCCGCAACAATGATTTGTTTAACTTTCATTGTTTTGCCAGAGCTAACTGTGTAATCATGGTTGTCTGAAGCATCTTTAGCTACTGCCGCTGAAGTATCGTGATTATGAATTGCAGTACCAGAAGCACCAGCAACCACAACGTTAATACTACCATCAGCATTAACCGCCAATAGATCAGTTCCATCCCCTACTTTAACGCTATCAGACACGTGAGTAAGATCTCGAATATCAAGATCGGTAGCACTTACAGTTACTGCACCGTCTACTGTAATTGAACCACCTGCATCATCAATCGAAATTACGTTACCACCGTCCTGAATCGTTACTGCATTGGTAATACTGGTTAATGTCCCAATATTCCAAGTTCCACTTTGTACTGCCGCAACACTATCTGAAGCAGAGCTAAGGTCACGAATATCTAAATTCGTAGCACTCACTACTGCATTAATAGATCCATCTGCATTGACAGCTAAAGTGTCCGTACCATCACTAATTGCGATATTGTCCTGAGCGGCATCAATATCACGAATATCCAAGTCCGTAGCCACAACCGTTACTGATCCAGTAATACCAACATTACCATCAACAGTAATAGAGTTTCCACCATCTTGAATAGTGACTGTATTTCCAACTTCAACTGCAACTTGTCCTGAAGCATTAATCAGGGCTACATCTGTGCCGTCACTCAATTGGACAAACAAAGGTTTGGAACTTGCTACACCAAACTCGTCTGTACCATCATGAATGGCAACACGTTGTCTTGCACGAAAGTCAGCCATTTTATTCTCCTTGTATTTCTACGATATTTCTACTACGATTGAGTTCCTGTTGAATGGATACAATCTCTGTTTTTAGCTCGTCCTGCTTGAGTTCGATCTGCTTGACTTCAACGGTCAGTATGTGATCGAGTCTCACGTCTAACTGTTTCAATAAATTAATTTTCTCGTTAATCAAGATCTGTAAATGTTTCTGTTTCATACTATCGTCATACTTGACGAGATCTGATCCTGAACGATTAATGTCACCCATTATTTGTGTCCTATTAAGCTACAATTAAAATCTGCTATAATACCTGAGCGAAAGTGTATCACTTTAATAGCAATTATACCCCCAACTGCTATTTCTTGAGCAACTGGAAAATCGAACTTAGCTACCCTGTCTTGTTCACTTGTCATGTATTTTGCTTTAATGCTTCCGTCTACCAATACTTGGTACTCTGCATCTACTAATCCAGTAGCCATAATTTTATCTAAAAATAAATCTGATCCTGTAACCACATAAGTTAAAAGAGTTGTAACTGAGTTATCTGCAACTGTATTTTGAAAGCCATATTCCCAAACGCTTTCACTAATACTACCTGAAGGAGAAATAACAATTCTACCAAGACTATCAACTGCAATACGTTTTAATGAGTCAGTAGATTTATCATATCCTGCAATCTCTGTAAATAAACATTGAAACTCAGAATCAAAACTAAAGTTCTGCATGTTTTGTTCTGAAAGTCTCTGTGTTTGCAGTATTCTTTGAAAGTCCTCGTCAGCCATTTGTTAGTTCCTTTAAAAATAAAGGAAGGGGCGATTTACCCCTTCCCTTATTAATTTTACTAATTACGCGCCATACGCCGAGATTACGATGGTTCGATTTGCGTCCAACACTTTGGAAGCGAAATAGAACTTGTAACCAACGGTAGCTCTTTGATCGAGCGGATCTTCCGTTCCCGCTGAACCAAGTTGCTTCGTGATGATCTTAGTCTGAGCTGATTCCAGATCGACCAAACCATACGCATTTTTACCGATCACGCAATTGCGATAGACGTGAGTATTCGGAGCAACTGCACGAATATGTGAAGAACGGAAGAACAGAACACCATAGAGTGAACCGATCATACCTTTCTCAATTTTCTGATTGCTCGTATACTGCACAGTCTGAATTGCACTACCAGCCGCCGTTTCCGACAACAGGTCAAATTCACCAAAGGGGTGAATAATTGCGCGATACAATTCATCTTCCCACGGATCAACGTCAGTATTACGGAGAGTTTTCACCGCTTTACGAATTTCAGCCGCAGTCAACACCGCCGTAGAATCAGCTTCAACAGCCGCTTCGTTAGCGAGAGCCTTTGCATACTGGAACGTAGAGTTAGCGTCAACTTCGTTACGGACGAGAGCATCTAAGCTCTTACCAGCCGCATACGCAAGCAGATCAACATAATCGCTCAACGTATCATTAATCGCCGTCATGATTAGGAAGTCAGAAGCAGAAGCGAACTGTCCATACCCTGCAACTTGGGCCGTAATCATATTCGACGTTAAATTAACACCGCTGGGTGAAGTGGCTTCGGTCAGAGCAGTCGTAGATTCCGCTACGTTGTCCCAACGATTCCACTTAACTTGATTGCCTTCACCTTTGGGAAGGGCTTTCTTCATTCCAAATTTATCAAAATGGAATTTACTCATCAAACGATCTAAGAACCTACGTTCATAATAGATCGATAAATGATTACTCAGTGACGAGGTTGTTTCAGGATTTAGTGCCATGATTAATACTCCTTCGGATTACTTATTCTTTGGTAATCGCTTTTCCATCTCACTAAGAGGTAATTTTCTAAAGTCATCGTCTGACATTACATCACGTGTAGCTTGAGTGACTTTCGTCTTTGTAGCCACTTGCGATCCCTTTAGTCTCTCAGTTTTTGTACTAGCCGATTGATTTTCTTTTAACTTCTTAGACCGAAGTTCTGTCACTTTGTCTAAATGACGGAAGATTAACTCTTTCTTTAACTGACTAAAAGCATCTTCATCATCCCAGACAACTTGTTGCCAGAACGAAGGATTTTCGTTCCAAATCCCCAAGAGTTCGGTTTCTAAGCCACCAAGTTCTGAAGCTTTAAAAGCTTCAATTTCTTTGGAAAACTTATTAGCATTCTCTTGACGACGACGAATTGTCACTTGTTCCTCAACTGGTTTCACTCGATCATTGACACGCTTTTCTACTTGTTCATCAATAAGCTCTTCAAGTAGAGCGGCGGCATCAGGATCTTTAGCTTTGAGTTGAGCAAGCTTAGAAGGTTTCTTATCACCTTCATCCTTTTTCTCAGGCGACTTTGCTAATTTAGCCTCTAGTTCAGCCAGTTTAGCTTCGTACTCTTTTTGCTTCTGGTTGCGTCTAGTAAATTCAGCTTGAAGTTCTTTATATGCCTTTTCATAGTCGATGGTCTTATTCTTCGACTTGTCCTTATTCTGATTATCCGAAGTTTCGTCGGATTCAGAAGATTCTTCTGATTGCTCAGAATTTTCTTCCTCTGAAGTTTGTTCCTCTGTCTGAGTTTCCTTATCGGTTTCCTCAGTTTTGGAGTCCTCTTCCGAAGTTTCAGAGTTCTGTTGATCTTGATCTTCAGATTCTTGAGCTGGCTTAGAGACGGCCTTAGGTGCTTTCAGTTCTTTCTCCATGTCATCAAGAGAAAGCTTTTTGAAATCATCCAAGCTCTGTACTTGCTCTCCACCTTTAGATTGATCGTTAGATTGTTCTGTCATTTTATCTCCTTTTAGATAGCGGATTTTTCTTTCCGCTTAGCAACCTCTTTATCGAGTTGCAACTTTTTCTCCAGCATATAGTCAAAGTGTCGAAGCAAGGAGATTAATCTTTCCTTCGATTTTGCTAATGCTGTTGCGTGAATACTATTGTCTAAGCTAGGTATACTCACTAGCTTATCTATTTCACGCTGTAAATTATTTAGATCTAACTGTATCTTAGATTTTAAAAGAACGAAATATGGATGAGCTATTAACTCATTCCATTGTCTTACTGATTCGTATTCTTCATTATACCAATTATCCATTAGTAAGCGTTCTCTCCAGTTTCTTCAGATTCCTGCTCAGGTACTTTAGGAGTAATGAGCTGTCTCTGAATTTCTGATAACATCTTCTTAGCCATAATACGTTGCCCCAAAGCTTCCTTAGTATTTGCGACAACATTATCAGGGAGTTTGGGCTGTTTAAGTAGAGTGATGTAAGCGGCGATATAAGAGTCATGATCGTCGTTCAAATCTATCTTAACTTTACGTCCCATCTGAAGTAATTGTAACTCTCCTTCAGGTGTATTCTCTAATTGAGTGTTCGGCCTCATGTCAACCTCTTTCTCCAATTCACCCATTCCTGTAAGCTTGAAGAACTTCAGGACTACTGGAATCGGATCAAGACCAAGAGGTATATATGGTGCAAGATTCTGGAGTAGAATATTAAGAGCATTAATCTTAAACTCTTTCTCACCGATCTCACGTGTACCCAAGAAATTTAACTCAAAATTAAATGGGATTTCCTCTGGTACTACTTTGACAATGGGCTTGCCAGTCAAGCGGATATCTCTACCTTCAGGCAAGAATTGTTGATTCAACTGCCAATTTCTTTCTACTAACCGTTTTAAAATTTCTTCTGAGAATAAGGTGATTACTAATTCAAATCGTTCTAATCCACCACTAACAACTGTAGCAATACCAGCGGCGGTTCGATCTAAACTACCGCCAGAAGGAGTTCCAGATAGCAACGGAGTTGCACCTGTAGCATCATAGATGTCTTGCTTAATAACACCTTCGTTTGCTAAAGCAGAGCCACTAAAATCAGGTGGAACAAGAGCCTTTAATCCTTGCATATCATTTGTGTCAATAACAAGGTTAGAAAGATCCTGTAATTGCCAATCACTAATTTCCGAGTTCTTGTCACGCAACCACTTGTTTTTTAGCATGAATGTACGCATATCCATAAGCTGGTTACGGATTGTGTTTAATTCTGCTTCAAGTGATATGCTGACGGACATTACGCCAAGGCCGTAAAGTCTGCCGTCAACTTTGATGTATCTACCACGAAGATAGGGCTTTTCGTTGTAGTCAAAAGGACATTCAGAAATACGCAAGCAAACTGCATTACCGTTTGTATTACTATTTGAGTCTGCTGTAGAAGCAATTACGATCAAGCAATTATCTACGGTTTCAAGAGACTCTTTGTCTTTATATGAATGGGTGAAGAAATACTTGGGAACTGGCCCCCAATATTCAAACAACTGAACTTTATTTTCGTGGGGGCCATATTCGTGACCGCCTAATCCACGGATCTCTTCAGATACTTGCTTATCATCATCACCTTCACGCTTAAAGAACATACCTTTAATCTTATCTACATTTTTATAAATACCAACTTCTTCATCATCTTCTTTTCGTACACGTAATTTTAGAAGATCACTATAGTCCATCATGATACGTTCAATAACTGCACCTTCTAAATTCTCGTCTTTAGGATCAGCGTAAATATCCCAAATAGATGGAGAGTAGAAATCTGGATTATCAAACGTGGTGAATACTTCGCGCTCACGCTTATTACCATTACGAACAAACTTCTCTTTCTCGATATGATTCCAGTAAGTTTTAAGGAATACAGTTCCGTAGGTACATAAACTACGATATACCCCAATTAGCTTTTCTCTAGCTTTTATTTCAATAAACTGTTGCTTAGTTAGAGCAGTAGCGGCTAAAGCGGCATCTTGCTCTAAAGTATTGTCAGGATCTTTTGCTGATAAGGCTATAAATTCTCCGTCAGGTGGAAAAAGAACTTTATCCATCTTAGGCACAATGCGCTCTACTGCTTGGTGAAGAGCAGGTATTCTAACTTTTGCTTGGCCTTTGTAGTAGTCGTCTGTACCATTGAAGTAACTTTCTTCAGCGGCTTTCCAAGCCTTATCATAGCCAGCCTTTTCACGCAACTGAATAAAATGTTGACGAGTCTTAAGGACTAATGCGTGAGCATCTTCTTCGATGATTTCAATTGGAATGTTGTCTGGCATTGTTTAGTATCCTGTAATCTTGTTAATTTTAATCGGTGCTTGGATTCTCTCATCTTGAGATTTCATTGACGTTATTGGAGTATTCTCAAATAATTGAAGAGCTATAGCTAACGCCATAACTCTATCGTCAAAACAACCACCCATAGCACCTGTATGACCATCTTTGTCATACACATACGTAATTAATTCGTCGATAGTGTGCATATCGTTAATCTTGATATGTCTATCACGAATATAACTAGCTAACGTCTGTATCATGATCGGCTTTGTTTTAGCGTTGGTTTCCCAACCGAAAGTTTTCTTTCCGACCGAGTCTTTATTTATTGCCTCAGAGCCTTTATCACGATCATAATATAAACGTGCGTACTTCTTATCGCGGATAAAGTTTACAACGCCATAGCCGTGAAAGTTTCGTTCGGGAGCTATATATGCGTTATTAAAAAACTTACCCAAATTAATCAGTATTATACCCGATTCTTCTGGAGAACAATGACCATGCCACTCAGCGACTTGTTCACACGTTCGTCGATCAAGCACTTGAAAACATGTATAATCTCCGTTATCATTACCCTCTGCAATATCACCACCAATCACGTAGCAACCTGTGGCTTTTTTGAGTTCTTTAGTGAATATTACTAGCTTGCCTTGTAAGGTCTGTTTAAACTGACCGTTGATAATCTCTCCACGATGAAACGTAGTGGGGATTCTACTTTGTGCTTTTAATAATTCTTCAATACTAAATACGTTCCTGCCTGTAAGTTTAGTGAATCTACCAAGAATACGAGCATTATACTGAGCTGGATCAGCGGCGTGTTTCTTCTCAGCCCTGTGGATTTCAACGTCTGGAAGAAATTTATTGTCGTAGATAGACATTTGAAATACAACAATGTCCTCATCAGCTTCTTCAGATGTGTTTGGTACAACTACTAATTTGCGTTGTTTTAGTAGTGCGATCTCTTCAGGTGTGTGTACAGCTCCTACTTCCTCTACAATCCCATGAATATTAATTGTCGTAATATAATATTTAGCTTTCTTAAATAACTTCTGGTAGGCCCAAGTGAGTCCTTCTACTGGAGTGAAAGTAAACGTTATGTACCCAGAACAATCGGTTGTACGCATATAACATTCGTCATATATTTCTTCAGGGTGTTCTTCATCTGTCCATATACCAAGCCTACTAACACCTTGATACTTATCACGACCTGAATCAGCAGACTTAAATCCAATCTCACTTTCTGTAGTCAGGAATAACTTTTTATCTTCTTTGTTAAAACCCTTGTAAATACGTTTAGGGCAGAACTTTAAAATCTTCTGTTGAGTGATATCACGTGAAGAAGGGAAGTCAAGAGAGCTAACCCAATAGCCACCATAGCGTATGAGCTTAGTATCGAATCTATCTTTGACACAATTAGGGATTATCCCTGTAGAGCGAATAAGAGTATCGACCGCACCTACTTCAGACTTACCAGATCGATTAGCACCAAGTAGTAAACGTATCTTAGCAGGATGACAAACAAACTCTTTTTGAATCAAAGAAAGGTCAATGTTGTCTAGTACTTTATCACTCTCAATTCTCTTCTTAGCATCGAGTATTTTAATCAGTTCTATCTTCTGTTCTGGAGTTAAATTATCAGGAATTTCCACTCGGCTTATCTCCTTCTTCTTCCTTCTTAAACACAGTCTTGTCTAAAGTAGCTCGATCCATAATCGATAAGCTATCACACCTTTTACACCAAACTAGATAAATCCATTGAGCTATACTCTCGTCGTATCCTAGTTGGAACACACTTCCCCTACCAAGCAAATGATCTCCATAGAAATACTCACAGATCAATTGCCTTAAACTCTTCATGAATTTACGCCAAAACTACGAAGCTTCTCAGATAGCTCTTTGTCAAGCTGATCTCCTGTCATTTTCTCGTACTCTGTAATAGAATGACGATCAACAAACTCAGGAACAAGCTTCTGAAGATTCTCGAATACACGAATAACGTCAGATGCCTTAACCCTAGGATCTTGCGCTTGCCAACCAATAAGAATAGATTGATACAATTTAATCAATGTCTGTTTATTTATATCAATGGTTTTCATCTCAGCGAGTTGCTTCTCTAGCTCAGCAACAATCTCTGGATTCTTAAGCATTTTATAAGCGTTCTTATTTGCTGTTTCCTCAGTACAATTATGGGTTTTAAGATAAGCGTCTTGCAACGTCTTACTCTCCATAATCGCCTTTACCTGTGTTTTTACTCTCTTTTTATCCATTTTATTTTCTCCAATTGAGGGTTAGAAGAGCGTCCTCTTTGTTACGCACCAGCGTAGCACCTATCCGTTGATCTCTTATTGGCCAAGCGGAATATCGGCTAACCCATAACTTATATTAACTTATACCTAGTTATACCGAGAAATGGCTATATGCCAATATAACCGAGAATCTCGGTAATTTCTGAGGATTACATTATTTGAATACACGAACGTAGAAATTACGTCCGTCATTCAGCTTATAGCATTTCTGCCATGCAACCCTTTTTACCTGCTTTTTCCTTAAAAACGCCATCCGAGGAATTGGTCGTCCGTGATCGTCCTTCATTCCTCTGAAAGTCAGGCTCTCAGTAAGAAGCTGGATTAAGATCTCTTTACTCAATTCCACAGTCTGGTTGTTTATTGTTATCTTCAATTTTATCTCCACATATAGGGCAGTATTTGATCTTGCCCCAAACTTGTATTGTACCTACCCCTACCCTAGCAAACTGACAAACGTGCCTAATTGTATTATCCCTATCCCCTACCTCTTTTTTCCTTTTCCACATAACTCTTATCTACCCCCGCCTTATTCATATTACAATTATCACAGAATACAGATAGAGGACTCTTCTCATACTTATCCTTGTCTATATGTAATTTTGAGCCACAATTCTTACATATGCGCCAAATTAAGCCCATAATCAAGCACTTCTCGCAATTACAGCCTCAGCCCTCAACCGCTCGGAGATCTCTTTAAGGCGGTCAATTCTGTGCGATTGTGAGGATTCTAGCCTATCGATCTTAATGTCAGTTGTAATATATGAAACTGGATTGGGAATAGTCTGGATAGGAACACTCATGCTAAACCCATAGAGTAGGCTGGTAAGAAGCAAGAGGACAAATAAGCGGACTTTTATCATAAGAATAATCTCCAAATCAAATC